TGTTTTGCTGTCATTCCCACTCCAATGGGATCGTCAGTCTTCCTCTTTCTTCTTGCCATAATTTTATCGAGATAGTTTGTTGTACCTGCCTCTAATACCAGCAGATTTTTCCGACTTTTTAAGAACTTCGTTCCAACCAGGATGAGTCTTGGACATTTTGTCTCTCCACTCACCGACTTCACCAACACCAGGGCAGGTACTGGGGTCAGAGAAATCTCTAACCCACTCGGGATTATCTAGTTTCCACTGGTCCCAATCATGAACACTCATGACCACCTCTTTAGTTTCACCAGTTACGGTGTTCTTTACAGGGTACGTTGCCATCAGGTCCACTCCAATGCTTCAGATACCACAGGGAACTGTTCCATAAACACTGCCTTACAAGATTCAGCAATATTCATGTGTTCTTTCTGAGTACCATGTGCAGAACGCAGATTAATATAATGAATCCATGAACGGCATGAGCCTGTCATGTAGATTCTTGTCGGCGTGCAGAGAGGCAATACATTACGAGCACACTCTTTTGCAACGCCAAGTCCAAGCATCTGTTGATACAAGGCTTCTGCACTACTAAACAGAGTTTTCATTTGTCTCTGCAGTTTATCCACAGTTTCGGGATCAAGATCGTCAATAGAATTCTGACGATTCTTTGTGTCCTGACGGCGAAGTTCAGGCAGAGGAATTTGACCCAACTGAGAACTGTCTGCATACCGCTGGGAAAACTCTTGAAATGTGAACGAGCGGTGCCTCAAAATTTGAGCCGCGATTGCACGGGTAGTCTCAATTTCAAGAGTCATAGTGGATTGTTCGAACACAGACCAGTGGTTGTGAACGATACAATACTTCAAGAGACCCGCATAGTTTTCATTCTCTTGATTTGCAGGATTCGAAACCCTGGCAATATACGCCATGGTTTTTTCTGCGTCAGGGGTAACACTTACTAGTTTTGCACTCATAATTAGTCTGGATAACCGTCATCATCATCTCTGCCTTCGAACCTAAATCCGAATTCAGACTCTTCTTTTCTCATGTATGCATCTTTATCAGCATACACTTCCGTCTTTAAATTCTCAAGTAATACTTCCAAGTTTTTTATGAGAATTTTAAGTCTATCTTTATTCATGGTACACCTTCAAATATGTTGTAGTTGAAATTAATAACCACTCTACGATTGAGGTCAGTACAAGTAGTACCAGCATGTTCTAGATTAGAATCAAATACTACCAATCGATTAGATACACTATCTATTTTAGTACCATCACGAAAAATTGTATAGCCGTTATTTGTACTCATATACAAAATGGCAGTAATACAATTAGGATAATCCGTGTGGAAATCATTGACCTGAATCTCAGATGTTCTATGTAGTAAATTTGCCTTACACCTAAGAACAGAAGATGCGCCTAAAGATTTAAACACAGGTTGAACCAATGGCCAATACTGACTCCTAGGTTCATACTCATTATAAAAACAATGAGTGAATTGATATTTGCCGTCATCAGGCAATACAATCCCCTCATAATAGTTCCATGGAAATAAAAAACTCATCACTTGATCTTCCAACTTTTTAAAGTCGGAGTAATCAAGAAAATTGTCAAGTACCTGAGTCTTCATTGGTATAAATGGGCGGATGATACTTTAAATATTCCCAAAAGGTCAATTTCATTTCCTTATTGGTCATACCACAATGATCCGCCGCAGCAGGAAGATTCATTTTAGCGTAAAAGAGGGCTTCATTCGCCTCCTGTACGTTCTGTGGTGTTGTCTTTACTCTCTGCGTCTGGGCCATAGTCTCTCAATAATTTAGTGATAGTATCGTCTACACCACTGAGACTACGAATCTCATAGATGTTTGACTTCATGTACTTTTTCAATTTCTTATAAGTCCGAGTCACCTTTTGAATTTCATCAAGGTTATAGGTGACTTCGGCATTCCCATCTTCAGTCATTTTTTCTTAGATGATTTAACTTGAGCACCCCAAAGTTTAGGGTTGACTCTACCTTCCGATTGAGTCATATTAATTACTGATCTAAATCTGTCCCAGTAATAATCGAAAATATCAACTCTCTTTGGCGCGACAGAAATATCAAACTTTCGTTGTCCGTTGTCTTCATACTCTACAAGATATGCAGTGTAAGGTAAAGATCTGTCATCGGCCATAGAAGGATCACAGTCCTGGTGAATGATATTCACTCCCTTCCCCATTAACTTCTACCTCCCCATTGAATGTCGGGATATGCTTCGGAGATAATCTCTTGAGTGATTGGATATGCACTTTGGAGATTCTTATCTTTAACCAAACAAAGAACCTTTGCCTCTTCTGGATGCAAGGACTCAAGCATATTGATAAACATGGTCTCCCTCTTGATCTTATTGAGGGCATCATTTCCACCCTTAACAAAAACATAAAGACGTTTCCACTCGTTTCTCAGAGTAGAACGTTGAGGGATACCTCTCTTAGGATCTGGGGCAGCCTCTTCAGTCAGAGGTTGGTATGGAACATCCCCCGCAGGAATCATTGAGATCACTGACGGATCATAGTTCCAAATGAACAAAGCTTTCAGGAAGTCTCCACCATAATTGCGAAGAATATCTACTTTCTTTGCCTTTGTTCTCTCTTGCACAACTGCTCCAAGAATTTCATGGACCAAAGAGTTTGGTCGCAGTTCAATCTTTTGAACTTTGATACTCTTTGGTCCTGTTGTGGTTTTTTTCGCAGTAGTAGACGTGGTTTTTTTAGTCCTCGTCGTCGATCTCTTCGTAGTCGTCATAATTGTTTTCAAACCTCACGGCTAAAATTTCATCAGGAATAACATTACCATTGACATCAAACATCTCTGGATGGAGGGCGGGTGTCGCAGTGTAGAACTGATGCTGCTGATATAACCAACCAATTATACCACCAATCATCAAAAACATCACACTTATTAAAACAAATATCGCAACAAGTGTTACTTCCATGTTCTGTACCTCCCACGGGCATTACTTCTTTCTTATATCAAGGGAAACCTGTAGGTGAAAGTCAATCTCTCTGTGGAAGATATTGATCAACTTACCGAAGTAGACTTCCCAAGTCTTTCTAGACTCCTTGATCTCTTTTGGGCCGCCTCCCGATAGCATTAAGTCCACACCTCTATTTATGTGGAGATCACGATCTCCCATCAACTGAGGATGCGATGTTCTTTGAGATAAGCAATAGTTTCATTGCAATCTCCTAGGTGTTTTTCGTCCAGCATTACTTGCGGGAACTGATTTTTTCCAGGAAATTTATCCATGAAATATTGCTCGGTAAAATCAACTTCGAGTTCTTTATAGCTGTACGGCTTTCCAAGAAGCTCAAGAACCATGATAATTTTTCTACATAAACCGCAGTTTTTTTTACCGTAAATTGTGTACATGTTAATCGTCTTCGTGTTTTTTATCGTTAAGCATGTCTTGCATGTCATCGAGAAGTCGATCAGTACAAATAAGAGAATCGATATCTACTAACATCTTAGAGATGTTTAATGCCACATATGGTTCCTCTTGACGAGCAGCATACGCAAGGGCATTACGAAGACAAGCATCCGCTTCTTTTAGGGATTCAATAACGGAATCAGACAGTGCCATTAATAGAATCCCAATCTTTTTGGAAAAGTTCCAAACCTTTCTCAGTCAATACATGATCGTACATTTTATCAAATACCTTTACAGGCATAGTACAGACTTCTGCACCACAAGTAAAGGATTGAGAAACCTGACTCACTTCACGAAGTGAAGCGGAAAGGATATTAGTGCGGACCATATGTTCACGATAACATTCGGAAATAGAACGAATCAATTCGATACCACCAAAAGAGTTATCGGATACTCTTCCAACAAAGGGAGAAACATAAGTTGCACCAGCCTTTGCAGCAAGAATTGCCTGTGCAACAGAGAATACCAAAGTAACATTGGTAGTAAATCCGGCTGCACAGAGAAGTTTACATGCCTTGAGACCCTCAACTGTACATGGTACTTTGATAGTAACATTCGGCATGTCTCTGAAGACCTGGGCCTGTTCGAGCATTTCCAGAGCATCGTCAGCGACAACCTCTGCAGAAATAGATTCGAAGTGAGGAAACTCCTGAGAGATCTCCCTAATCGTCTCTACGGGGTCTTTACCCGACTTAAGGATAAGAGTTGGGTTTGTTGTAACACCGTCTATGAGACCTGTGGCATCCGCCTTACGGATCTCTTCGATGTTTGCTGTATCAAGAAAAATTTTCATAGTTCACAATCTCCACAATTGGAGTCAATTTTAAATTGTTTACGAATCTTTTTCAGATCCTTAAGTTCTTTTTTAATCATTTGATAGGCAACTTCCCCATCAATTTTGTCACCGACTTCAAGAGCAACAATAATATCAACTCTCGTTCCAAAATGAGAAAGAGCCTTTTCAAAACAATTTAAGTCTTCATACATTTTGAAGAGTCTCCAAGAACATATAATTTGGGTGTTCCTGTTTGTACTTCTCAACCTCTTTCATATCCTTCAGATATACAGAAAGAGTTGTTTTGGGGAACTCTTTAAAACAGTAACGGAGTTGGATTAAGTGTTGTTGAGCCATTTGGAATCTCCCAATATGTTGGCATTATATCTCCTTATATAGGATCAGTCAACTACAGTTTTCCACCGACAGTTCCAGCATACGATTTAGCTTCATCTGCAAATCCGTATTTTTTGCCATGTAGGAAGAACAAAGTTCCAGTGAAACAACTTTCCTTGGTAAGTGCGGTGACATACTCCTCACCATCCTCACCATGGCTAGACCACAATCCAAATCGGTTCTTGCGGAGTTCAAATTTTCCTGTCCCATGATCATACCAATTTCCAGAATCAATTAAATGTGCGTGTGGATGTTCAGGAATTAAACTCTTGGTTTCGTCTTTCATCTAGATACCTAATTACTTCTTCGCGCCATTCCATTAACTCATTAAAACACTTTTGATTATGAGCGCATTGACGCAGTTGATGGTCTGGTTTTAATACACTCTCATAAAACAATCCAAGAGCATCGCGGCGTTTCTCATGTTTGTTGTGATCCATTTTGATCCTCCAGTTCTAATTGATCTTTAATGAGTTCAATGGAATCCCACTGTTGGGCCATCTCATCTACAATATAGAGAAGTCTCTTCTCTTGGACTTGACTTTGTTCCAAAAGGTAAGAGATTGTATCAGACAACCTCTGCCGATTACCTTCACCATCCGTCAAGAAAACAGTGTAAGAGTTCTGAAACTTTTTCTCCAACCGAATTTTTATGTACAAAAACAATACAAAATTCAATAAGATCAGAAATAAAAAAGTCATTGTCCTTCAGTGGTGCCTTCGTATGATAACAGAGAGTCACCGTTTTGTCCAGCAGGAACAAATTTATATTCATTGTTCCATTTGAAAGAGGTGTTATTCAATTCGTGTTTGATAACCTGTTTTAAAGCCTCTTTATTATCTGTTTCAACACTCAAAGACTCCAACTTGCCCATAATAGAAGCAAGATGGAGTTTAATTTCATCCAATTCTTTATGGATGTCTTGATGGTGAAACCGAAGAGATTTTTCAATCAACTTTAGTATTCTCTTTTTCATAATAACCAAAACGTTATCAATATTTAGTGGGCAGTTCCATTACCATCGTAGTCATCTGAATCGTAGTAATCATTCTCTCCTTTATAGAATCCCATTATCAACGTAGTAATAACAAATGGGATGGAGATCCAAAGTAATGCAGTCTTTAACATCATGGGTTTGTCGGGTCGATGCCTAAGTCAATTAAATAATCAATCCACCACTGTGGATTTTTTTGTTGTTTCCACTGTGGTACAGTTAATCCTCGTTCAGAATACCACTCATAAAGAGCATTATCGATAATCTGTACGACTTCCATATTCCTCTTCCTCTTCATCAACGTCTTCATATGGATTTGCCACGAAGGGTCCTCGTTGTCGAAATGGTTCTTTTCTGACATAATCCGATTCAGCATTAACGGCAGTTAACCATACTGCAAGTTTCATTACTATGTAGATGATTGCGACTGGCGAAAGACACGCCAATAAGATTAAATTTTGTCTCATGTGTAATAATTCCCTGCGAGAACTACGTTTCTATCCGTAGGCGTGTGTCAATCCCCATAGTACAAAAAATCCAATGGATCCAAAAACAAGAATTGTATAAAATGTTAGACTTGACATTAGTCTCCTCCGTGAATTCTGCCGACCATGTAACCTAGTAATACTCCTGACATCCAGGAGACAAATAACCATAAAATTTGACTAGTGAATTCAACGAATTCCAGCCACTCCGAAGTCGTCATCGTCATCGTCCTCATAAGTGGATGGTTCTTCGAAAAGTTCTTCTATTTTTTTCTCGAAGGCTCTTTTTTGAAGGGCCTTATATGGATCATTTTCATCCAGTTCTGGTAATTCTGGAGTGGGTCTAGGAAAAGAAACACCCAAAAGAACTCCAGTGCCCTTAATCTCTTCTATTTCTGGATGAGATTTAATTTTTGGAGTATGTTGGTATCCATTTCTCTCCGAAGCAATCATCAATCCCTGAAGAAAAAAGGAAACGGCAAAGAATATGAGACCCAACCAGGCAATTATTTCCAGGTAGTGAGGCATTTCTGTCATTGCAGTGCTAAAAGAAGTTGTTCTTTTACCTTGTCAACAATATCCTGCACCATGTTGACATCAATGCCCAGGAAAGGGGGGATCATTCCAATAACCCTGAAGAATCCTTCAGCAAATAGTGCAAGAAAAATAATACCAAGAGTCATACTAATCAAAGAAGCATTCCTATTATGTTGCCGAATAGCATCTTCAATCATTCGGTTACACTCTTCATGTGTAACATAATGGTCAGGTTTAATCTGGTCCATTCGGTGTGTCATCCACCTGCTTTCACATATTTAGCCTCATTATACAAAAAAAGGGGTTGTTGGCAACCCCTAGTGTTTGCGATTGAACACAGGTTCAACCGATAGTAATTGTTCGAAATATTCGGATAAATGTATCCGATAGCAGGACCAGTATGTTACTCCTCTGTATTTGAGTTGATAACAACTGGGTGGTCTGCTGGCTTTATCCATGTCATCACGATGATAGACATAGTTTTCCATTTATTTTTTCGTTAGTAGAAGGACTTCACCGTAGATAAGACAAATAAAACTTACACAAAATAGTGTACCCAGTCCAGCGATTTGAAGTGCCTGCATGGGTCTACTTGTTGTAAGTGTGTCCTCTATAACAAAAAGTTCCATGAATTTCTTCAGCACCTTGTTGGCACTCATAGCGAACACCACGATAGGTGGTCATCGCAATCTGAGCATCGTGAAGTGCGTTAGCCTTTTGGATTTGCTTTTTGATTAAAGTAAGTGTGTTCATTTGTTTGTACCTGAAATACTAAGGTTGGTTAAAACCCGTTCCTTCAGTCGTTTGCGTCCTTGCTATCAAAACAATGAGGATCTGTATGATTCATCCAGTTAGTAAGAAGATCTAATTTCTCACTAACGGTAAAAACTTCAGTTCTCGCCAGACGATTTGCCAACCAGTCAAAGTCTTCACACCTAAGATACATCTCAGGTGGAACATGAAGGGCAAACACAGTCAAAATTGATAACATAGGATGAACGCTCCGTTCCGCGACTTACTTGCGTCCACCGAAGTGGATGAACGTAGAGTCATTATAGACTCATTACTATATATGTGTCAAGCGTATCAGATACTACTTTTTTGTTCAGGTTGATACACTACAACTTGCCACCAACAGTTCCTTCATGACGAACTGTATCTTCTGGCCACCCTTCCTGAAGTCCTTTCAAATAAAAACGAGTTGCTCTGATACATGCATTATCAGTCAAAGCAGAGACAAGATACTTACCCTCTTTATCTTTACTGTTCCAAAGAAATCTTGCCTTTTCAATACAAAAAGCATTGTCAATCCATTCAACTTCAGTCACGCTGTCTCCAATCATCAGGTCTTTCTTCTTTAAACCAATCTACAATTTCATCTGCAGATTTGAACCCCGTACTATGATTGGATGGGTCAGGGTCTCCTAATCCCATCCTATTCATAAAATCATCCATGCTTCCCTCTTGAATATCTCCAGAAGATTGGCGTCTTGCTTTGTTCAACCAGTCTCTTGCAGTTGTATATGACTTGGCAAGTTTCTCTGCCCAAATCATATCTTCAAGATTCACCTCTTCCTTATTTGCTATCTTCTTACAGATGGACTCTAAACGCAGTCTGTATTGAGTAGAAAGCATACCAACCCCTTGCTGTATTATTTATTTTAGAATCCCTCTTCTGATGCCTCTTGAATCATTTTGGATACAATATTTTCTGTACCATCCATGGTTTTAATAGCAAACAAACTGGACTTCTGATACTTCTTAATTTTTTTATATGACTTTAGAAGTTTTTTGATATCTTCTTGGGGAAGTTCAAACTCTACATTGTCAACAAAACCTTCACTCATTTTTTTGGACTCCATAATTTTGGATTAATCCTACCTTCAGACTGATACCAAGGTGGTTTGAAATCATTTCTATACTTATCCCAGTAGTGATCAAAAATATCTAATTGTTTTCTAGCCTGTACTATGTCATAACAGACCTGACCATCTTCCATATAGGTTACAACATAACTGTCATATGGAAGATCTCTGGAATTAGATACTTCTAGATCACATTTCTGATGGATAATTCTGATATTACTCAAGACCTACCGCCCCATTTGATATCAGGGTAAGCCTTCTCAACTACTGCTTGACTGATTTTATATTTGGTTTGGAGAGATTTATCCTTCACCAAACAGATAATCTCTGCTTCATTGGGATGAAGACCTTCCAGCATTTGAATGAACATGGTCTCTCTACGAATATTAGAAAGAGTATCATTTCCACCTTTTACAAAGTGGTAGAGGTTCTTCCATTCTTTTCTGAGAGAAGTATGATCAGTCCCAAGGGGTGCCTCATTCTTTTTATAAGGCACCTGACCTTCAGGAACCACGCTGATCACTGTGTCATCAAAGTTCCAAATCATCAATGCCTTGATAGCATCATTCTCATACTCTTTGAGGACTTCAGCCTTCTTATCATTACTCCTTGCTTTACTTGCCAACTCCAAAATTTCATGCATGAAAGGGTTGGGTGGGAGTGTAGTTTTTGATGTAGACATGGTTAATCAATTCAGGTTTGGTTATTTATTCGTCATCCTCAAATGTGTCAAAATTATTTTCAAATCTTACTGCCAGAATTTCATCTGGTATGATTTGTCCATTTTCATCAAACATTTCAGGATGTGTAGGAATGAAAGTTGAGTTTCTTTCAATCACATATTCTTTGAGCAAGTATCCAATCACTCCTCCAACTAAGAGAAACATGATTGAGATTACAGTGGACAGTGTAAGGGTGACTGCTAACATTTTACTCCTCCCCTTGAGAACTTTTCTTTCTAAAGTCCAAATGGAATTGGAAGAATACATCCACTTCTCTTGAGAAGAAGGAGACAATCTTACCAAACTTCACTTGGAAAGTCTTTGGTTTAGGTTCCCTCCTCTTTTTATTTCTTAAAAGCAATTCTACTCCTCGGTTTAACCTAAGAGATTTGCTATCTTCTTTATTTAGAGGTCTTTTTCTTTCTTCCTGGTTTTCTTTCTTGCTCATACTTCCAAGCATCTTCAAGTATGCTATACAGATAATTTTTTATTTTTCTTGCCTCTGGTTTCCCCAGATGACCATACCCCTCTCTGAGTTGTTTATGCATCTCATCAGAACCACCCTCAAGATAGTCTTCAAGATCCATTATCAAACTATTGAGTTCTTGAGCTGTAGTGCTCTCAATGAATTCTCGAACTTCCCTCTTGGTAGCTTTATTATTTTTTAGATATTCATACATATTGAGCATATATTTTCCCTCAAAGGCAAAATCAATTGTATGCTCTATAACATCATAGAGTTCGAAATTATCCATCAGACAAGATTATTTTCTTTCAGGTATTTAACAGTTTCTGTACATCCACCAAGTATTTTATCATCCATCACAACTTTTGGAAAGGTAGAACCTTTACCAAATTCTTGATAGAATTCATTCTTAGTAAAATCTGAACCTAATTTATACACCACATACTTGAGTTCTGCTAGTTGTAAAACCCTTTCAACCTTTGTGCAAAAAGGACAACCATCTTTTGAGTAAACAGTAAAGGTCATAGTAGTAAGGTTAGATGTCTAATTGGTCTCTAATACTTGGATCTCTCTT